AAAGCCCCATCAAGAGCCTTTATAGCCTCTACAAGACCGCTTGTGTTCTTGTCTATGCTATCTACCTTATTCTCAACTGCAAGCAGTCTTTCGTAGATTTGTTCGTGAGTTACTTCGCTCATGGTGCATCAGGCCATGTAATAGTCCAAGGGAATCCACTCTGTGCAGTTACATCACGCAATGCTTGACGATAGGTAGCCCATACTGCTTTGTCAACAGGTGCATCAGCTACTTGTGTCCAATCACTGTCTGCTAGTTTCTCACCACGGGTAGCACGAACACTCTTAGCTTGTTCAGCATCCTTAGAAGCCTTGTAAGCCACTTCTTGCTCTGCCGCTGTGGTTTCGCCATCAGTAAAGACAGGGCCAAGAATATGCTTTGTGTACCACTTTCCATCAAGTTGCTCAACACCAGCGGCTTGAGAGTATTGGTAAACAGTACCGCCTGTAGCTTGTGGGCCTTCAAAGACTACATCAGCACCTAGATTGTCTAAGATTTCAGTTGTTGTTATGTCCCATGATGGGCCACCATTGGCTTTTGTATATGCACGAAACTCTGCTTCGTACATGACTTGACCTGTTGATTTGATTCGTACTTGCATGATGTTCCTTATGCTGAATATGACCAGCCAGCTTTATTATGGCGGCATCGCCATTGAATAGTTACTGCTGGAATTTTTAACTCTTTAGATGCTTCAGTTGTAGAACCAAAAACACCTAAAGGACAAATTACAGTTTTTGCTCGATAGTTATTTGCACCACCAACAGCAATAGACATTTTTGCTTTTACTTCTGGTCTGTGCATTGGGTTTTTATCGCCAACAGACCAAGGATGAGGTTGACCTTTGTTTGATGCAGATATTTTGTTTCTTGTTTCAATAGTAATTTCTTTACCTAAATTTCCATCTCTAACATTTTCTTCTGTAACACCACAAAAAACATTGTCAATTGAATATGGGCCAACATCGCCATGCCTACGCATTACAAACTGTCCACGCAGTTTTCCACGTTGTTCCCATTTGCCTGTCGCAATCCACCAATCTTTCCATCCCTCAAATGTGAATAGAAACTCAACACCACGCATCTTTGCGTTGCTCTTGTGTTGCGTATAACGCTTGCGGAATATGTCTTTTGTCATTCTCAACTCACCGCAAAAAAGATGAAGGAACCGCCATTTTCGTTGATTTCTGAGGGGGCTGTTGAACTAATTTCAAAACCTGCTGAGTAAGTATCAATGTAATCTGTATTGGTTACTTCAGCGGCAGTAGAGTTCAATAAAAGGTATGGGTCATTACCAGAGACAATACCCCTAGCACTATCCCATACGTACCACGAACCTGTACCGCTTGTTTTCTTAATGAGGACAAATCTCGCACCTGCTGTGAAACCACAGTCAATTTGCTTTGTAGTAGCTGTACCTGTGTATGAGCCTACTTTACTGACTCCTGCGCACGTTGCAAATAAATAAACCACATAATTGTCAGTATAGTCAAAAGCACCAGAGCCAATAGTAAATGTTGTTGACGTTGCAGTTGCTGACAACCCTGTACTAAGTGCGTCTGTTGCATTTAATAATAAGTAGCCAGTAGTGTTAGGACGCATAACACCCCAAGGCTCAACACCTCCTCTACGTTTTATTATTAGCAACTCAGGGGTAACGCCAAGATTATGCGTAACTGCGGCACTAGAAGTTCTGTTGTAAGCAACAACATCCATAAAAGATGGCGCACGTTTAAAAATCCAATCTACAAAGTTACCAGCAGCCCATGAATTACTTGCTGCAAATTTGTCGAACAAAGATGTGTTGTATGCGTAATCATAAAAACCTGCTGCTGAAGTTGCTTCAGCCGCTGTCGATGCCGTTAACAAAGTTCTTCGGCTTGTAGAACTTGACCCACGCAACCTATCAGTTACATAGGTAGCAGAGCCAGTTCCTGCTCTGTTCTCATGCGATATAGTTAAATCAGCTACAAAATTAGTTGTGATGTTTACGCCACCAGTAGCAACAGCGGCAGTGTGAGGCAAGAACACACTAGTACCAGTTGTAGGCACTTTCATTGGGCCTCTACGAATGGCTATGTAAATGTAGGTAAATCCATTTGCGTTGTAATTTGGGCCTGTTGGATAAAAACCTCTTGCATCTAAATTGCAAGTATTACTATCTGTTTCAGCAGCAGATGAGTTGGGTGCTAATATCATGTCTTGATCTGACATTGGTATTCCACGCATATTATCTACTAATCTCCAATCTTGGGTGTTGTCAGGAGAAACTGACGCTTTAATTAGTAACCATTGCGGCTCAAATCCAACATTTACAAAAGTTCCAATAGCAGCATCATTACCTGTATAACTTCCACACGAAATTACATTGTCTGTACCAAGTAAGCCAAATCCCCCACTATCATGAGCAAAAATATACGCCACATAAGTACCGCCTGATGCATTAACAGTTGTATCAGTTCCAATGCTAAAAACTGTGCTTGTAGGGGTTGTGCTATTCCATCTAGTTGCGCCTGTGGCGGCAGCGGCAGCAGAGTTAAGCACTAAGTATTGTGTATTGCCCATACTTCTGTGATAAACCTGCCAATCAGCAGTAGCATCTGTACGCTTCACCATAATGCAAGCTGGTACACTTCCTAGTGCATGGGCAATAGTGCGATTTGCACCTGTGCCTGTCCAAGTCACAACATCAAAAAACTTTGGTTGCTCTCTAAATGTCCATGAAACTAGGTTGTTTGATGAAGTGTTTAAAACAGCACTAGAACCAATTGAAAAGCCATTATTATTAAAAGCTGTTACAGCGGTTGTTTCTGTACTTTCGGCATTTGTTAAGTTGGAAATTAGTCTTTTGTTAGCACCTCGAACAGTGTCAAACAAAACATTTGAATTAGCGGCAGTTCTATCTTTAATCCAAACCAATCCACCTTTAGTAGACAAATCAATGCCATTGGTAATAGTCTGTGTAGAGCCGTTGCCTGTGTAAAGGTATGTGCTAAAAACCGACTCTATATAGTTTGGTTCAGCAGCCACACCACCACCAAAGGCATCGTAAGAAGCTGCACCGCTTGTTGCTTGTAATGGCATTAAAACCTCCAACCTTTGCTCAAATTCTCGTGAGCAGTTATTACTTGTAAATTCCAAGGAACGTGCATACCAGCTACGCCTTTGCCGTTAATTGGAACGATATGGTCAACATGGTGTTTTATACCAGTTTGGATATACCTTGCTTCAGAAACATCGTACATCTCTTGAATCATAGCCTTATCTACGGCTGTTAGCCAAGAGGGTGTAGCTGAGTCCTGAGCCGCCCTACGCCTTGCTCTAGCCGCAACATAACGCTCTTTGTTGGCCTTGTAGAAGTTGCTTTGATAATCAGGATTACGCTCGTGCCAAGCCTTTGATGCTTTCTTCATATAGCCTTTTATTTTCTCAGGATTGGCTTTAACCCATGCTTTTACCTGTTCTTTGACTTTTTCAGGATTGTCTTTGCGGTATTGTTTAGCATAAGCACTACGCTTATCCCTATTTTTCTCATCATACGTTTTGCAGATGGCGGCTTGTTTCTCAGGATTCTTAGCCCTCCACTCACGCAAATACTCACGAGTTCTTTTCCTGTATGTCTCAATGTTTGCTTGTCTGTTTTCACGACCAGCTTTGACACGACAAACCCGACAAGTACCATAGTGCTTGTTCCTACGCTTGTCCATTTGGAATTCATCCAAAGGTTTGTCAACATTACATCTTTTGCAGATACACATAATTAGGCTTTGAACTGAGTCACAGAGGCAAGAACTGTAAATGTACCAGACGAAACTTTAATAATCAGATAGCGGTAACTATCAATGCCACTAGCATTACCCGCTGTAGGCGCACCACCTAACCACCTAGTAGTGACTCCAGATGTAGTGCCATCCACTTGCACCACGTTGTTGTAGTAAGCAGTAGAGCCTTGAGTGACTAAGAAAGCAACAGTCATTGATTGACCTGTACTCATCAAAGTATTTAATGATGTACCGCTAGAGCCACGAAAGTTAACTGTCCAGTTAGCACTTGCGTTACTTGTGTAATACAAGACAGATTGAGTTGTAATGTCGTAAGCAATCGTGCCAGTAGCCGCAGTTGCTGATACTGTAGCTACCTCTGCTGCATCGTTTAGAACAATGGCAGTAGCTGATGAAGTTCCTGAGAATGTTTGTGTGCCAGTAAAGGTGTTGGCTACATTGACAACAGCAATGTTAGCCCCTGCTAGAGTAGATGCACCTGTACCACCATTACCAATAGGTAAAGTTCCTGTAACGCCAGTAGTTAAAGGAAGACCAGTAGCGTTGGTTAAAACGCCACTAGCAGGTGTTCCCA